GATAGTTGTTTGCGCTGTTGAACACGGTGTCATACACCGGCGGCGTAACGCCCATGTCTGGCGCAATGTTGTCATCGACAATGGATGTTCCGGTCGTTTCGCCAATGAATCCGTACAGGCCGCCTTGCAACTTGTACACGCGATAGCGCGCCGCATTCGGTACGGTTGCCCACGAAACCGTAATGTATGTTCCGCTTGTCCCGAAATCGGCATTGACTTCAGCCGATGCACTTTGCTGTGATTCGCTGATTCCATCGGCGTCAACAGCAGTCACGACATACTGGTAGTTGTATCCACTGCTAGTACCAGTCTCTGTCGCCTGAATGTTTGTCGGTGCCGACAGTGGAGCTGCAAAGTTGATCGTTGAAAGCACCCAGGTTGTCGCTCCAAGCCGTCGCAGTTCTCGTGGCGCATGGTTCGGATGCACCAACGTCAGAACGTCAGCGGATTGCACGTAGTGAATGTCGAACAGATCCGCTTCCGAATACGGGTTCGGGATTTCATACACCCCTGCCGGCAGCGCGTACCAATACGTTCCGTTCGGTGGCGTCTTGTTGATTGCTGTCGCGATGCAGTAGTAATTCGTACCGCTGTGCGAAACCAATGAACCGACCGTGTACGGGAATGATGCGGTATGCGTTCCGCTTCCGGCGCTTGTGGTTACAACCGAAGGTCCGTTTGTAGCCGTGGAAATTTGGAACGAATTCGTCGTGGCTGTGTTGACGTAATACACAGTGTCAAGCGCCATTCCCGCTGGCAGCGTGCCAGTCGTGGTGAATCCAACGGCAGTGCCATTGGCAAGTCCATGCGACGCCCAGTTGATGACAGCCGGAGTACTTGCGGTTTGGATACCAGAACCAGCCGTCGTGGTTTGCACCGCAGTTCCACCAACCGATGGCGCAACGCGGAAACTGTTGGTCGATGGGTTTACAACGTAATACGACACGCCAGGACTAATCCCAAGCGGCAGCGTCACGGTCGTACTGAAGATGAGTTCCTGACCACTCGCCAAACCGTGTGCGGTCCAATCCACCTGCGTAGCAGTAGACGCCGTGTGCGTTCCAGATTGTGTGCCGCTGGTATTCACCAATGGTCCGCCAAATGTCGCGGACACATGGAATGAATTCATTCCGGTGGTCGTGATGTAGTACGGAGTTCCTGCCGTCAGTCCAGTTGGAAGGGCGCCGGTGGTCGTGAATGTCACAACATCGCCGTTCGACAGTCCATGCGAGTTCCACGTGATTGACGCTGGCGACGCAATCGAAATAGTCACCGTATTCGACGATGGCTGCCTGAATGTCACGGTATTTTGCGTTGATTGCGTGACCGTGACCGTGGTTCCGCCAGTCACATACGCGGCTGGCGTACCTGCCGTCAGCGTTGCGCCCTGCGTGTGGAACCTGAAATAGCCCGCGCCCAACTCAATCGCCATCGTCTGCGTGGTGCTGTAGGTGAACGGAATTAGGCGCGTCCGCTTGGTCGAATCCTTGACCTCGCGCACGAACTTGGTGCCTGGCCGATTCTCTGCCGGCCCCTGCGGCATCGCGATGAAGTTCCTCATCCTCGCCGCACCAGTCTGGTACTTCACGTCATCGACGCGCCCAAACATCTCGGGCGACATCTCGCCGCCCGCAAACGAACGGAAGTAGATGCGCGTGGATGCCATGACTTACCGCCCGCTCATCCAAGTCGTGATGTGTTCTGGACGCACGTTGCGCTGGTTGGCATCGGATGCGCGGGCCTGCTGCAAGTAGGCCATCATCATCTGGGCGCAACGCTTGCCCTCTGCCGCCCCTTCGCCGCCCTTGATGACGGGGCCGGCAAGCATGCCAGCAAGATGCCATGACAGCGCCATGACAAACAGCGGGTCGAACTTGGTCGGGTCCGTCACAAGCGCCTGATAGCGAAGCAGCGCGTTCTCTTGGTTCGTGTAGATGACCTTGTTGCCGGCGGTATCAGTTTCAATTTGATACTCCTGCGGCACATAGACGCCAGCTCCCACGAACGGCGTGTTGATCCAGCCCCATCCGTACTTGTCAGCCGGATAGGGTCGGATCGTGTAATCGTTTTCGGCCTCCGGCGGAAGAACCGCCACGGCCACCATCATGTCGCCTGGACATGCATATGCGTACTTCCACATCGTGTATGGCATCGTGACCGACGCCAGCGAAACACGGCGGGACGCGAAGTTCCACGGGTGCATTTGCAGCAGTCCGTCGCGGGCGATCGGATAAAAGCGAGCGCAATGCTCTGCCTGCGCTGATCCTTCCGGCGGGTCGATGCTGGCGACGGTTGCCTCATCGCCAAGGTGCGCGAGCGCCAGATTGCAGATTTCGACTTCCGATGCCATGCCTGCCTCCTAGTGATGGAGGGGAGCCGGGGTTTCCCCGCGACTCCCCTCCTTCCACTTCACATGCAGCTCGTGTCAGCCATTGTCGTTGACCACCGCAGCCTTGCGTGGACGGCCAGGGCGCCGAACGGCGACCTGATCGACACGGGGTTCCGGCGTTTCAGACTCGACAGGAGCGCCATCCAGATACTCCAGATTCCCGTTGAACGGGCCGTTGTACTGGAAGATGTCGCCCTCCTGACGGAGGCCGTTGTCAACGAAGCACACGACTTTGGCTTTCACTCGTGCCATGTATTCACCTCATCAGGCCACAGAGAATCCGGACGCGTAGAACTTACGGCCGTCCTGGATGTTCATCACGACCTCCGCCAGAATCGAGCCGGCGGTGGGGTTCGTGCCGTTCACGTCGTAGCGAGCGCCGAGGTATCGCTGGCCGAGGCTGGCGATCTGCGGCGGAATCGCAACCACGTACTGCTTGCCAGCGGTCAGGCCGGCAAGAAGCACGTTGGTTTCCGCGAGAACGGTGTGGCTGGACAGGTTCGCATTGGCCGACGAAATCACCTCAAGGTCGAGGCTAGTCAGGTTGTCGAACGTGGTGACCACGGTGAAGACCATGTACAACTGCTGGCCTTCGCCGATGTCACGAGCAGTGCCGAGGTCGATCGTGTCGGTGCTAACAGCATCGCCAGTAATCGCCTGGCCCGAGATGGCCGAGCCGGGGGTGTTGGAACCCGACACGACAAGGAGTCGATCAGTAATCATGGGTGTGTTTCCTTTCTGTCGTTCCTATTAGGACACGACGGCTTCGGTGTTGACGATGGCATCGACGCGGCGCAGCGGGACGCCCTGGAACGACAGCCAGCTGTAGGGCTGACCAAACTGCGACAGACCATCGTTGACCTTGAGAACGGCCTGCGACTTGTCAAGGGCAGCAATCGCCAGACCGCTGTGAACGGTGCGGTTCATGTAGAACGCAGCGCGACCCATTCCATAGTTGGGAATGCGGTAGATCGCACGGCTCATCAGCTTGATGAGCGCGGTCGCCGCCGAAGGCGCCTGCGTCGTGGACTGCGCGATCAGGTCATCGGTGTCGATGTTGCAGATGCGGATGACGTAGCGCCAGTCCTTGACAACCAGGCCGTTCTTCCACTGATAGCGCGTGGCGTAAGCCTGGAGTCGGGTGCCGTCGCTGTTGTACACGGTCTGCTCGCCGAGATCCTCGTGCATCAGGCCGGCCGTGCTGCCCTTGGGGAAGGGGCAGTACACGGTGTTGTCGCCCCACACAACCAGGTACACCGAGGTGTTGCTGGTCGCGTCGGATCCACCGGCGCTGATGATGTTCTGCGAGTTGTTCGGCGAACCAGCACCGATGTCCGAGTAACGCGGCGCAAGGCCGAGGAACTGCTTCGGATCGGTAGCGGGGTTGCCGTAGAACAGCGTGGTCGCCATCGTCTGGTTCATGGCCTCAAGGAAGGCCGTGTCCTCGGACAGACGGAACTGCGCCGTGTTGCCGTTGAGCAGGGCCAGATCCTTGTCCACCTCGCTGCGGGCCTCGAGGATGCCGCAAGCCTCATCGACCTGCGCGGTCGTGGACTTGCTGTTCGGGATGCCCTGGTTCAGCGCACGCCAGTAGACGGTCGGCAGACCAGTGCGGATCACGACGCGCTCGCCGGTGGGCAGGTTGCCCTCCTTGAACACGCAATCCTCAAGAATCTCGTTGCTCTGGGACAGCAGTTCCGCGATGACCGGCACGCGGCCCTCGGGATCGGTGCGCTTGGCCCAATCGGCCAGCGTCAGGTTCGACGTAGAAAGAGTTGCCATTTGAAGTTTCCTTTGTTAGGGGGTTTATGACTGACTTGAGTACAGAGCATTCGCAGCGTCATCGAACGTCATCGGACCCTTGGGCTTGCCATTGGCCGGTGCGCCTCCGACGAACGAATCCTCACTGATTGCCTTGCCTGCGCGATACATGAACCGGATCAGCTCCGGGTGATCGCCCAGACCAGACTGGTTGAGCAGCGTGCGAAGTTCGGTAGAACCGAACGTGTCAAGCGCCTTCTTTGCAGTAGCCAGATTGGCGGCCAACTTTTCGCCACCAAACTCTGCATCAGCCTTGGCCGATGCGACCCACTCCTGCCGAATTGCCTTGACCTGCGATTCTTGGCGAGATGCGAGCGTCGGCCCCATCTTGTCCAGAATCTTCTGCGCGGCCTCGTTCGTCAGGTTCAGCTCCTTGGCGACCTCGGAGAAGTTGGTAATAACTTCCGAGTCGAACTCGCGGCCTTCAGGCGCCTTGAATTCGTACTTTTCTGGAGCGCCGGCAGGCTTTGCAGCCTCGGCCTCCGTCTTGTCGCCAACGGGGCTTTCCACCTTGGCCGGCTCGGCGGCTGGTGGAGCCTTTGACTCCGGTGCCTTCTGCCCATTCCCGTAAAGAGCCTCTGCCGTCGCAGCGGTCTTGTCAGGGGACGAAGATGCTGGCGCGCCGTTATTGGGTGTTGCGGCTTCCATCATCGTTGTTTCGCTCATGCGATGAATTCTCCTTCATCATTGTGGGGTAGAGTTCCGGGCACTGCGAGTGGATCAGAGCCAGCATGCGAAGCCCGTAGTTCCGGTTTCCCTCGGCGAAGGACATTGCCATCGCGTTGGTGTTGAACGACGAACGGAACACGCCTGCCTGATCCAGGAGCCGCCAAAGAACGCGACGGCCCCGCTTGTTGCCCATGAGCCATTTGATGTCCGCTTCTTCATTCTCCCGCGCCAGTCTGTCGCGCAGCTCGCGTTCTGCTTTGCTGCGATCCTGACCGCGAAGGTCAAGCGGGTCATAGTTGCTCACGGCGGAACTCTAGGAAGTTCCTGATTTCATACGGGCACCGTCACCCACCGTACAACATGGTGGCCGCGTCGTTCCGTCTGGCAACAGGTTCAATCGCCATGTCCGTGACCTGGAGTTCGATCTCTTTCTCGACTCCACCCTGCGTCTGCGATCCTTCGACCGCCTTGACGTACACGCGGGCGCGGATTTCCATCACTGTCCCAATCGCAGGCATGGACGTAATGTTCAACTTCTCAAGTTCTTCCGACTCGAGCGTGAGGCACAATTCCTCCGGGTAACGCGGCTCATCCATCTCAACCTGACCAGGCATTTCCTCACGCTCCGGCTCACGTGCCATGTTGACCATTGCCATTTCAAAGCTCCAAAGGAGATGGTGATCCGTACCCAGAGAACATGTTCATCACATCGGTCAGGCCGTTCTGCTGGCCCGGTCCGGTCGGAGACTGTGCCAAGTTCTTGGCCGTCTGCGACTGCTGGTTCATAACAGCCATCTGTTCCTTGGCTGCCATCGCCCTGTTGCGGGCACCGCGCACCATAGCCACATCCTTGTCGGCGATGATGAGCGAGGGATCGACACCGAGCATATCGGCGTAGATGTCGGCCCACTGGTCGCTGTCGAACTTGTCAAGGATGTCAGGCTTCATCTGCGCGATCGCGCCGAGGTTGCCGACGAAACGATCCACGGCGTTCGTGCCGATGGCACGCTGCGCCTGGGCCAGCATGGACACGAACTCGACGTTCAGGTCCATTCCCTGCAACTCCGCCGGCGGCGGCGGAACCGCGCCAGACTGGATCATCCGCGTGAAGGTGATTTCCACCAGCGGGTCCAGCAGTTCGTTGTGCAGGCGCTCGAGGACAGGCCCGAGCATCAGAAGCTTCTCCTCGTGTCGCTCCGCCACCTCGGTTGCTGTCATGCGGGTGTAGGGTGCGCTTGCGAGCATGAGGAAAAGGTCGGCGTAGAACGATCCGCGCACGCGCTCGCGAACGTCCTGAATGTCCTGAAGAAGATAGTTCAGGTTGAGATTCACCTCGAACGCGGTCTTGATGCCCATGCTGGCACCATCCACGAACGAGATTCCACCAGGCAGCGTTTCCACGTCCCGGTTCTTCATGCTCGTCGGCACCTGAAGCGGCGGCTTGGTCTGGTAGTCAATGGCCTGCGCCTTTCGGAGCTGCTCGTGCTGGAGCTGCTTGACATCGCCAAGCGCCTCCATGCCTGGGCTGTTGCCGTAGATGTCGCCGCCTGCGGTGGCCCAGCGCGGCACGAGCGCAGGGAAATACGTGAACCCGCTCTCGCGCAAGAACACGCCATCCTCGCCTCCGACCTCGAAGTACCACGACCCGAACGGCATGTTCTTGCTGTCGCGCTTGGTCATGTCTCGGTCCATGCGCGGCTCAATCGCGTGAATGACTGGCACCCACTGGTCAAGCGTGCCGGTGTCGTACATGTTCCGCACACTGATCGAGCAGTTGTCGTATCCGAACTCCTTGACCATCTGGCTGACAGTCATCTCAAACTCGCGGTAGAGCGTGCAGACTCGGCCCTGCGCGTCCGTCGAAATGCAGTATTCGCCGCAGGTCAGAGGGTAGTGGTGGATGACGTTGTTGAAGTCTGGCAGCACGATACTGGCAGCGGTGCCAAACGCGCCAAGCTCCTCGTACATCATGTGCAGGCTGCGGTAGGTGTTCGACTTCTGGAACACCAACTGCATGCGCTTGGTCACGTCATCCAGCCACATCTTGACGGGCTGGTACGAGTTCAATTCTGGATCAGGCGTTGCGAGCCGGAACCACTGCCGCGCCGGCGAGGTAGCGCCAGCCATCATGCCGGCACCGAGCGTCCGAAGCGCACGGGTTCCGGTGTTGTCGTAGATGTTGTTGTGCCGACGCCATCCACGATCACGGTCCTGGCGGAAGTACCGCCCGTTTCGCGGCAATAGGTACGAGGTGATTTCCTGCCAATGCGCGAACCACGATGCCCGCTCGCTCTTGAGCTGGCCCCAGCGTGTGAACAGCCGGTCGCGCTGCGGCGCGTTCTTGTACGACTTGCTATCGCTAGGGTATTCGCTCAATGTCAACCCCCGAGGAGCGTGTTGCGTCCAAGCATCAACTGCGATGGATCAATGCCGGCTGGGCCAGTAAGCATGGTGGCAGATGGCCCACCAGCGCCGCTTTCCTGTGCCGCAGCCATGATGCTGGCAACGTCAGGAGACTGCTGCTGGCTGCGGCGAATGGCGGCCTGCGATTCCGTGGCCTGCTGCCGAGCCTGCTGCGCCGCCTGTGCCTGCGCTGCCTTCTGCTGATTCATTGCCTCGCGCTGCGCCTTCTTGCCCTGCTCGCCGGCATAGACGGAGTATCCGACACCTGCGGCGACGGCTGCGGTGGCAACGATTGCTGTGACAACTGCGCTCATTGTGCATCCTCCAATGATGCTGATAGTTCTCGAGCCGTAGCGTAATCGACTGTGATTTCGCAATCCTGCCCGATTGATTCCAAAGCGACCAACACGATTTCCGCATCGCCGTCGCTAGCAACAAACCGTGCGTTTGGTGCATGCGAATGGTTTGTCCAACGTCCGGCAACACATCGCTTTCCAGACATTCGACCAGGCCCGATGATCTCTCCTGCGGCAATGTCCCTATTTGCGAAAATGCCGGTCCCGTGGATCTTGGATGCGGCACGGTAACAGTTGGATTCGCAACTAGGCGTTTCGATGCAATCTCCATCGTATTGCACGATTCGATCAATCTGATCTTGGGTCAGGCCAGAACCGGCAACGAATGCCTCATATGAAAGGCGTGCCATGCTGTGTTCCTCGTATGCAATCTCCGGCCGGCGTGTCTGCAACGACTGCGCCTCGCACGTCAGCTGTTCTTCCGCATCTGCCACGCTGTTGGCCGATGTTGGAATCAGCGTAGTCCAGCACGTATCAGCATGCGTGATACCAGCACGCTTTGCACCAGCCTTGGCCTGCAGAACATGAAATCCTGTCAGGCGTCGTGCGCCATCATCGGTAGTGACCGTGATATCTCCACTGACGATGCACAGATTGTCGCAGGATGTAAGGGCACCAGTCAGCATTGTGTTTGCGGGTATCCGAATCGTCCTGGCGTACATTCCACCATGCAACACGTGTTCCGTCGCGATATGAACCTGTGGCAAAGCCAAAGCGGCGTTTTCAAATTGCCGCACAAGTTCATTCTGACTTGGTGGGACGGTATTGATTTCGCCATTCATTACGGGCACCTACATTGACTCATACGGGTCGTAGTCCTTCGGGCTGGTGTCGATCCGCTCGCGCACCTCTCGAGGCAGTTGCTTTGCGACCGGGTACGCAAACGTCAACGCAAGCGCATCGGCGATGTCCGGGCTGCCGCCACCCTGTAGGCGCTTCTTGATTTCGTCCTTGGACTCGAGGCATCGCTTGCCTACGGCATCGAACCAGTACGTCGGCGTTGACAGTTCGGCCTTCAGCGCCGTGTCATTTGGGATGCTGCCGCCGTTGCCTAGCCACTCCTTGACCTGCCACCACATCTCTGCGCGTCGGTTCACAAACAGGTTTGGCTGGTTCGCCTTGCCACCGAACGGCACCTCGACAATGTAGTAGTCCAACTGGCGCAGGCGATCGATGACGCCGGCACCGCCGCCAACGTCAATGAACACGGCGTCCGGGTCGCGCTCATCAATGACTTGTGCGACCAGGCCGGCTAGTTGCATGTTGTCAACGCCGTGGTGGATCATCGGCTTCTCCATCCGTAGCCCTTGGCGCAACACAATCACGCTGCGGTCATCGCCGAAACGGGCAGGGTCCACGCCGATCACCAGCGGTGAATCCAGCACGTCACCGTCGCGATAGACGATTCGAGCCGCCGCCTCGACATCTGACATACTGATGAGCTGATCGCTGCCTGCCGCGCTGAAGTCACACAAGTACTCTCGAGCGAACGCTGTTTCGGGCATGTCGCGCTCAAGGCGCGCCACCTCGTCATGGTCCAGCGCATCCGTGTCGTGAACTGTGTATCGCGTTGCGTACCAGTCAGGAAGGCTGCTTGCGCGGTAGAACAGCTCGCTAAACAAGTTGATCCCGGCCGGCGTGCCAATGAACAGCGCCCATCCCTTACGGTCTGAAAGTGCCGGCTGGATGATGTCGTTCCAGACTTCGGGCCTGATGTTCGCCACTTCGTCAATGACCACGCCATCCAAGCGAACGCCACGCAGCGCGTCTGGGTTGTCGCCGCCAAACAGGCGGATGGTAGCCTTGTTGTGCTTGAATGTCACGGCCAGGTCTGCCTCGTTCACGTCGATAGCGCCTGCCCGCAGGAACGGATCCAACTTCTGCTTCAACCTGGCCCATGCGATTGCCTTGGCCTGCTTCAGAAACGGAGCCAGATACACATAGAAACCGAGGTCTGCCCTGCACTTGACGGCGTGATCCAGCAATTCCATGAGCGCAAGCTCGGTCTTGCCTGCACGACGGTGCAATGCCAGCACCTTGAATCTGGCCTTGGTCCTGTGGCAATCCTTCTGCCACGGTCGCGGCGCGTATGGGAACTCCACGTTCAGCCTAGTCGCGTGGGACATTGGTCACGACATTCAGGATGATGCCGCCGCCGTGATCCAACTGCGCTCGATCGCCGTACTTCTTCGGATTCCACTTGGCGAGCAGC